AAATAAAGACTTGTGTTTGTCAGATGTTTTCCTGCGTGAAATGATTAACTCTAAGATGAGTAACTCAGAGTTTTCTAAAGCAGTGAAGAATATTCTGTGCCTTATGGATGCATACTCAGGTCGTAGCAGATACTCATATGGTGGCACTAATTTCTATCGGCCACAATCTGATTGTTTGTCTAACACACCGTTGACTGAAGCATTGATTGCTTGCCAACCGTTGATTAATGAGTTTCGTCAAGTGAACAATCTTGATATCGTCAATATGTGTGTTGTGCATGATGGTGATGCTGATAATATAACCTCATGCTATGATGAAGCACAACGTCGTACTTACTTCAGTACACTTGCCAACAATGTCTTTTTGGTAGATAAGAAAACAAAAGTGCAGCAGGAAGTTTCTGCCGTTGAAGATGGTATGCGAATTGCTGCGGCTAAATGGTTGACTAAGACAACTGGTGTGAAGATCATCGGTTTCTACCTTACACCAAACCATTCTATCAAGAGTGCATTGCGTCATCGTTTATATAATGATGAAGTTAATCCGCTGCGTAATGATGTAAACAAACGTTATGACCTTTTTGATTTGATTGGTAAGTATCAAAAGGTATTGAAGAAAGATAAATTTCTTGAATCAAAGAATGATGGTTACGAATCTTTCTTCTTTATACCGGGCGGCTCTGAACTCGGTGTTGATGATGAAGAGTTTGAAGCACCAACAAAAGTTACCACGGCAACTTTGACCAAAGCATTTTCTAAGTTTGCCAAGAGCCGTCAAGTCAATCGTGTTCTGGTATCACGTTTCATCGGCATGATAGCAGTTTGATAATGAACTGCCACTTGACAAAGTGGTAGTTCTCCTTTATAATGGTAGTTCCTAATGTGAGATGGAGTTTATATTATGACAAGTCGTTCTGAAAAGCGCCAGTTGTTTCTTGATGCACTTATTGCAACTGGTAAATCACAAGTTTCACTAGATGAAATTCGTGAACTTTCTGACAACATTGGTATTCCGACACCACAATGGTTTACCAAAGATGAAACCAACAAAGTGAAGCGTGGTATCTATCGTGTTCCAAAAACGGCCCAGGCGCCGTCTATTCAACTTTCAGCGCAAGTAATTCCAATGGCTAAGCCTGAAGCACCAGCAAGTCATCGTATTACCAATGTGACAACTGACCTTGAGATAGAAAATCTAATTCCTTCTCAATATAGCAACTATGTACCTTTTGGTAACTTTGCTGATGTGTTGTCAATTGTGCAATCAAATCAGTTCTTTCCTGTATTCATTACTGGTCAATCTGGTAATGGTAAAACAATGTCGATTGAACAGGCTTGCGCCAAAGCAAAACGTAAATTTGTTTGCGTATCAATGACACCTGATACTGATGAAGGTGACTTGCTTGGTAACTATGTTCTAATCAACGGTCAAATGGAGTGGCGTGACGGTCCCGTAACTGTTGCTGCCCGTCAGGGTGCTGTTCTGTGTATCGATGAGATTGACTACGGTGCACAAAATCTTTCGTGCTTACAGCGTGTTCTGGAAGGTAAACCATTTCTTCTGAAGAAAAAGAATGAACTGGTTACACCTGCACCTGGTTTCACTGTCTTTGCTACTGCTAATACCAAAGGTAAAGGCTCCGAAGATGGTCGTTATATGTTCACCAACGTGTTGAACGAAGCGTTTCTTGAGCGTTTCCCTAACACAATGGAACAGGAATGGCCACCTGCCAAGATTGAAGAAAAAATCATCAGCAAAGAACTTGATGCCGTTGGTCGTACTGATGCATTGTTTGCCAAAAATCTTGTGACTTGGGCGAATGCAATTCGTACCACGTTTGCCGATGGTGGTTGTGATGAAGTTATCTCTACCCGTCGTTTGGTACACATTGTCAAAACATTTGGTATCTACAATGACAAACGCAAAGCAATTGAGTATTGCTTGAATCGTTTTGATGCTGACACCAAGGCTACCTTCTTTGACTTGTATACCAAAGTCGATGCTGGTATTGACCCTACTGTTACGGCAGAACCAGAAGTGAAATCTGCCGCAACTGAGAGTGAAGAGATTCCGTTCTAAGGTAATTGTTCACTTCTGCCTGAGAGAGTGTTGACGCACTCTCTCTTTTTTGCTATAATATTATTTCAAAAGCAGAGATGAGTCGCCTCTGCCCTTCTTTTTGTGCGACTTTTTTTTATGGAGTTTTAAATGAGTAAGTCCGTTAAAGAAAAAATCCTTGCGTATCTTTCTAAGGATTCAGGCTACAACACCTTGACACCTGCACAAGCACGTGCAAAGTTTGGTATTAAAAATGTAGGTGCCCGTATTGAAGAACTGCGTTCTGAAGGTCACTGCATCTATACAAACAAGCGTGTGTTGGATGACGGTCGTACCGTTACCATCTACCGTCTTGGTAAACCAACTAAGGCAATGATTGCTGCTGCTCATGCAGCACTTGGTGGTGAGGCCTTTGCCTAAAAAGGCATAAAAACAGATAGAGTGGGGGCATATATATTGTATGTTCTCACTCTTTTTTTATGGATAGATTATGCAACTACAAGTAAACCTTGAAGAACTAAGAAAAAATAAACTGTTCGTTGCCACACCAATGTATGGTGGCATGAACCACGGTTTGTACATGAAGTCATGTCTTGACTTGCAAACCATCATGATACGATATGGTATCGAAACAAAGTTCTCATTCCTATTCAACGAATCTCTAATCACACGTGCTCGTAATTATCTGGTAGATGAATTTCTACGTACAGATTTTACACACATGATGTTTATCGATTCAGATATTCATTTTGATCCTAATGATATCATTGCACTGATGGCACTTGACAAAGATGTTATTGGTGGACCTTACCCTAAGAAATCAATCAATTGGGGTAACGTTGCAGAGACAGCACGTAAACATCCAGACTTGAATCCAAAAGAACTTGAGAATCTTGTTGGTGAATATGTGTTCAACGTAGTAAAAGGCACACAACAATTCCAAGTATCCGAGCCTCTAGAAGTTATGGAGATTGGTACAGGTCACATGATGATTAAACGTCAAGTGTTTGATAAGATGAAAGATGCTTATCCGTTCATTCGTTATAAACCAGACCATATCGGTCAAGCACACTTTGATGGTTCACGTTACATTCACGCATACTTTGATACGGTGATTGATACACCAGACTCATGTGTGGGTGGTGGCTCTGAACGTTATCTATCAGAAGATTATATGTTCTGTCAGATGTGGCGCAAGATTGGTGGTCAAGTTTATCTGTGTCCGTGGATGAAAACACAACACATTGGTACATATGCGTTTACTGGTAACATGCCCGCTGTTGCTCAGTATACTGGTAGACTTTGATTGATTACAAATATAGTGAGGACCGTATTCTTAAAGAGATACAAGAGTACATCAATAAGACATACGGTCAACACTATTCACTAAACAAATTCCAAACTTCAGAATTCATTATAGACTGTGGGCACGGTGAAGGATTCTTTATTGGAAACATTATGAAGTATGCACAGCGTTACGGCAAAAAGAACGGTTACAACAGAGATGACTTGATGAAAGTCGTTCACTATGCTATAATGGCTTTACATAATCATGACTTGACGAGGAAATAAATTATGAAACTATCTAACGAAACACTTTCTGTGTTGAAAAACTTTGCCAGCATCAATCAAGGCATTCTTTTCAAACCAGGCAAGACAATTCGTACCATTTCAAATCACAAAAATATTCTAGCAGAAGCAGTTGTCTCTGAAGAAATTCCCAAAGAGTTTGGTGTGTATGATTTGAACAACTTCCTTTCTGTTCTTTCTCTACACAAAGAAGAACCAACAATTGACTTTGATGAGAATAATGTTGTCATCTCTGGTTTACAAGGTCGTAGTAAAATCAAGTATCGTTTCTGTGCACCTAACATGATTGTTGCTGCACCAGATAAGAATCTTGAACTCAGTAATCCAGAAATTAAATTTGATTTTAGTGCTGAAGATTTTAATTGGATTCTTCGTGCCGCAAATGTTCTTTCTTCACCACATATTGCTGTTGAATCTGATGGTAAGAAAATCTTTGTGACTGCATTTGATGTACAGAACGACTCAGCACACACTGAATCACTTGAAGTTGGTAAAGGTGATGGTAACAGATATAAAATGTTATTCAAAACCGAAAACTTAAAGATGCTCTCCGGTGGATATGGAGTTACCATTTCATCAAAAGGTATTGCACATTTCAAACACAAAACAATGAGCATTCAGTATTGGATTGCAACTGAAGCCGGTTCAAAATATGAAAAGGTATAATATGACAAAGATGGTAAAACTTACAAATGCATCACAAGCATTTGATGGAGATGATATCTATATCAATACAGACATCGTAGCATCTGTGTTTGAAATTATTGACCCAGATGAGAATGCCAAACTACAAAGATACACTGTAGTGTACGGTGTAAACAATGTTGATTGGCGTGTGAAAGAGAGTTTAGAAGATGTTGTTTATCTTCTGAACAACTGATATAATAATTTAATTATGATTTATGTGAAAGGTAGCCATGGAACATCTTCTATGGACAGAAAAGTATCGCCCGCAAACAGTCGAGGACTGTATTCTACCAGAACGTTTGAAGGAAGTATTCCAACAATACGTAAAACAGAAAGAGATACCAAATCTTCTTCTGGCTGGTGGGGCGGGGGTCGGCAAGACGACAATCGCCAAAGCGATGTGCAACGAAGTGGGTTGCGACTTCATGATTCTCAATGGTTCTGATGAGAATGGTGTCGATACAATTCGTGTCAAAATCAAAAACTATGCTTCATCAATCTCTTTGTCTGGCGGCCGCAAGGTCATCATTCTAGATGAAGCAGATTATCTAACACCAAACGCACAAGCAATTCTGCGTAACGCAATCGAAGAGTTTGCTGGTAACTGTTCGTTCATCTTCACCTGTAATTACAAAAGTAAAATCATTGAACCATTACACAGTCGATGTGCCGTGATTGAATTTGGTTTGAAGAACGGTGAGAAGCAGAAGATGGCAGCAGCATTCTTCAAACGTATTACACACATACTAGACACAGAGAAAGTGGAACATGACGAAAAGGTTATTGCTGAAGTAGTCAAGAAACACTTTCCAGATTTTCGTCGTGTTATCAATGAACTTCAACGTTATTCCAAACTCGGCAAGATTGATGTAGGCATCCTCTCTCAGATTGGTGACATCTCCATCTCACAGATTGTCAAACATCTGAAAGAGAAAGACTTTGCATCAGTTCGTAAATGGGCAGCGTCTACAGACATTGATAGCACGACATTCTTTCGTAAGTTGTATGATGCTTTGTATGACATTGCTAAACCACAAAGCATACCACAAGCAGTATTGATTCTTGCTGACTATCAGTACAAGCAGGCGTTTGTTG